GGCTTGCTGCTTTCGATAGCCGAGCCATTGGAATCAGCGCCCGTGACTTTACGGAACATCTCGCCAAATTCAGCCTCTGTTGTTGGCTCACCTCTAAGCACCCATTCGGTGATGCCTAGTTCTGTAAGTGCTTGTGATATGCTCATTTTATTCTCCTATCCTACTAAATAGCCAGAAAACTGGCACTCTACACCGCCACCATAGTAAGAAGCGTTAGTTGCGTTAAATTGTACCTTTACAACATCATTTACAGCTAATTCAATTAACAGACTCACTGAACAGGGGATGTAACCTGATGCAGCAGGTAGATTGGTATAAGAATACGCTTTAGCAGTGTTATTAACTCTAATGTCTACTTGTCCATTACCAGCGTTACTGGTAACAGCAACATAACCAATATGAGCGTGAAACGAATAAACCCCCGCTATCGGAACAGTAAACGAATTTGAACTTGTTGAAAAATGCGAACCAATATTATGCTGTACACTAGGAAAAGGAATCGGAGATGTAGTCGCAAAACTATTAGTATTGCCTATTGCTCTAAAGTTAGGTCTAGCTGGAGTAAGAATACGCCCACTGGTATCAACCGTCAGCGCAGTATTCCCGTTAGTCGGGTCTTGGATTTCGGAGACTTTCAAGATGCTTGTCATTGTGCAATCTCCATAAGTTCCATGAAACACATGTCGTGCGTATTGCCAGATGTAGCCACCCAACCGACATAGCTTGTCCCACTAGAGGCGTGATTTCTGTGCCAAAGTTCATAAGTAATTGCGCTTGTTGTGTTCGGAGCATCTACATAATTCATGTGTTGTGTGTTCCAGCTATTTAGCTGATTACAAACCAATCCTGCTGTATTTGTTGTCAATCCCAAATCCGTTGACGAACCACCCGACACGTTTCTTTTCAAAGTGTGATAAAAATAAGAAGCACCGGAACCCATGTATCCCATGAAATCAGCCCGAATGATTATTAGGCTGCTTGTTTCTTTTGGCGTGATGGTTAACTCCATAAATCCCTTGGAGTAGGATGTACCCGTGCCAGACCAACGGGTGGCCGACCAATCAGCAGTTGGGTCCTTACGCACAACCTGAATCACATGACCCGGAATGCTCACACCATGACCGCTGGTCTTCTCAACAATGTCATCCACAAATAGCTTACTCATTGTGCAATCTCCATCGCAGTAATACTAAAACTATCATCTGGGTTTGCAAGTATTGTCGCAGCCCCGCTACCACCTAATCTTGCAACATATATTTTATAAATTAGTGCATTTGTGGTTGCAGGCGAATCTAAATGCTGAAAAGAACACTGAAACAATGATGAAGCAGTAGAAGCATTGAAATATGCAATGTGTCTACTAACTTGACCAGATGGGAGTCCAGAGACAGCCGCGAAAGAACCGCCAGATACATTTTTATATAGTGCCATTTTAACTGCGTTAGCAACAACCCCATCTTGATAAAATCCTTGACCATGAAAGGTAACAAGTATTTTACTGGAAGAATATTTTGGTGTTATTGTTACCGCAGCCGCAGTTGCACCAAAAGTTGTTGAGGATACTGCAAGAGTAGTATGAGTACCATCTCCGTTATAGCCTTGAAAAGTTTGTGCTTGAATCACATGACCCGGGATATGCACACCGCTACCACTGGTAGCTTCAGCAATCTTGTCTACATTTATTGTCGAAGCCATCTATGCCTCACAGTATTGTTAGGTTGCCGTTAACCGTAATCGTGGTTGACGAACCTATCGTTAGAGGGCCAATCGCCAAGGCGTTCTTGGTTGACCCTATTGTTGTGTTCTCTGAAACGCTCTGACCGTTTGTGCGGAACACAGCCGTATCGACTGTTGTGTTTGTTGTCTGGAACTGCGGCGCTGTTATCTCCCCAGCAAACGTACCCCCAGAAGCCTTACTCACTGTATCAGTTACGCTGAATGCGCGATAGGCTCTAATGACTAACTCATCGTTTAAAGCTGCGCCTGTCCCTAGTGTTATTGTGTCCCCACCACTAGCTGTGAAATCTGAGCTATCCAGATGCACACCGTTTAAGTAAACATCTACGTCATTGCCGCTAATCGCCAGTATAGCACCAGTGCTGTCTGCGCCAGTAAACGCAGTCTGGCTTGCTGTAGCCACATACTTAAATAGCTGCATGGCGTAACTGGTTGGCTGGTCTACGGCGCGACCAAAGTAGCGCACAGTAATGATGTCACCGTTTGCAGGGGCTGCGGAGAATGTAAGAGTGTTTGCCTGTGCTGTATAAGCTGCGCTAGACCCCGGTTCCTGAACCACGTTTCCTATAGTCACGACAATAGCCTCACCGCTCACAACATGCTGCGATAAAGTGAAGGCAGTGGCGCTCCCTGTTCCAGTAAACTTCTGGAATGTTATGTCACCTACATTTGGGTCTATACCTATGTATGCCATTTTTTATACCGCGATTTCTATGAGGGTTAAGGTACAGTTTCCAGAATTAGCCCACGTTCTTGCTGAACTTACTCCGTTACCCCTGTTGATATAGTAATTTGAACTTTCTCCGGTCAACGCTTCCAACGTGTATGTCGTTGCACTTGTAGTTGCTGGGGAATCAAGATACTGAAAGTTCATTGTGGTCGGCCCCTCATTTGGCCCACCACCACTAGAGTGAACATTTGTTCCTAAAAAGTTGGTAGCGTTTGTATTACCGCCAATGCGTGAACTGCCTCTCTTTAAACTCCACGACATATCATAATCAATACCCAGTCCACCCATTGTGCCTTTAGCAAGTATAAGTACCTTACTGCTATTAGATGATGGTGTTATAGCCAACGAAAGTATGTCAAACCCAGTATCTACGCTTGATGCAGAAGAAATTGTACTTGTTGTGTTATATTCTGCATAAACAACTTGCAACACCTTCCCGCCTACGCCGGAAGCAAAAGAGTCTGATTGCATTTTAGATATAGGCATCTAGTTACTCCGCCAAACTAGCCAATGCTTCTTCGTTTCGTTTTGCTGCTGTCTTAACAACGCCTAACTCAAAGGCTTGTGTCACTTGTGCGTCAGCGCCTGTGGCAATAGCAATTTCGTTTTCGTTACAGTGTGCCACTAACGCGGCAATGATTTCTTCTTGTGCAATACGAGCGCGATTATGAAGCGCATTGTCGGCCCAGTCCTGAACCGATACAGAGGCGTATTCCATGCACTTGTTCTGTGTGTCTGTAAGGACCACTGTGATATCTGGCATTGTTTTTACTCCTAGTTAAAATTATTTATACGCTTATCCTAAAAGCATCCCCGAAAGGTGACCGTGACCACCAGCGGCGTAAAAATACAAAGATCCATATACCTTTACAGTGTCATTGACCGACAAATTTAATATAGCTGAACCAGTAATAGATTGCTGATTAGCAATGTTCTGAAATCTCATTAGCGCTGTATAGCCACCACCATTAATCGAAAAATATAATTCTCCAGAACTTGATGCATTTGGATAATTTAGTGCAGATATAGTAAATAAGTATCTTCCAGCAACAGGCGCTGTAAAGGTATAATTACTACCATTATAGTGATTTCCAACATTATGAGTAACAGTATTATAGGGACAGACACCCGTGGAAAGCAATGTTCCTGTATGAGTGCTTCCAGCAAAAAAGTACGGTTGCACTGGCATCGTGACACGGCCTGAACTGTCAACAACCATTCTGACATTGTTGTTTGTCGCTAACTCAAGACCATCTGCACCCGTTGTACCAAAGAACGCATTGTTTGTTGCTGAACCTAAAAATCTATTTCCACTGCTGCCCTCTACTCCCACAAAAGCAGTCACAGCATTATTAGTAAATTGTAAATGATTTTCACCAGTATCAGATGCAGCGCCTACACCAACATTACCACTAAACGTACCAGTGGTAGCAGCAAGAGGCTGACCAGAAGGATGCTCTAATCTTGTTGTTGGCTCTGCCAGACCTCGGTATACAACGTATACATTGTTTGTCCCAGCGTCAGGTGCTGCATCGAATGTTAGTGTAGTTCCTGTGGCAGTATAGGACTTTCCAGAACCCGGCTGTTGAGCCACGTTATTCACAAACACGTTCAGGTCTTCAGCCACATTAACCGGACGGTTCAGTGTGAAGGCCGTAGCAGAACCGTTCCCACTAAAATACTGGCTAGTAGGAGTTGCTAGTTTCTGTGATGGTGGTGGCCCAAGATATGCCATTAATCTGCATCCTCTATGGTTAGAGTGCCAGCAGCTACTTGGCGCATGATTTCTGCGTAGTGTCGGTTGGCTGGGTCTGCTGGAATGGAAAGTTCGTTTCCATCAACCGTAGCAATTACGCCTTTGCTCGCTCCCCCTGTGATAGGGTGATTAGGTTTATATTTTGCTGCTGTAATATCCATTTTTACAACTCCGAATCTAGCGTAAATGTTGTGCTTCTATCCATATAAGCACCACCATTAGTAAAGCCAAACGTAGTCCATTCAAAACCTTCAGCTATAAATGTGGGAGATTGAGTTACCCATCCAGAAGCATTACCGTAAGCTGGTTTTGCCCTCATTGTTTCTTTATAGAAAAATGTCATATAAAAATTACTTGTAGAGTTGTTGTAATCGGATGACACAAGTATATTGTCTTCACCACTTGGGTCTGCTACCTTTTTGTAGAAATATCGCAGACACTTAGCTAACGTAGTTCCAAAGTTCTCATGCTCAAAGGGTGTGGCTGTATCTCCGATTTCAAGCTGGACTTGGGATAAGTAAAAGTTATTACTTGTGCTATCCATCCAGTTAACCGCATTAGATGTACTGTAATGCGATGCATTAGACGACCAAGTATTATTAGTGCCGTGAAATGTTGAACCAAATGCGAGATTAAATGCAACTTGAAATCCTAATGTATTGTTATTAAGAAATGCCCCTCCTGATGCTGTAATAAAGGATGTGCTGCCAGCGGTCGGGGTTATAGTAATTGTTTTCTTTTCCCAAGTATTTGCACTGCTAATTGTGTACTCATTAGGAATTATGTATGGTGTATTAAAGGCTTTATATAAAGCTACTGTGTAAGTTCCTGTTTTATTAGACTTGACCCAAAATGATAGAGTTATCGTTTTTGCAGACGAACTTCCATACTGTAGAGATTGAAGGTTTTGTGCCTCTATGTTGTGATAAAGACCAGCATACTGACCAGCGGCAAGACTTGTATCTGCCGTTGTACATTTTAGAAGAAACGAATAGCCTGTGCCTGTCGGCGTATCAGTTGATTGTTCAGAAGTAACCGCACCGTCATTACTCAATAACCAACCCCATCTATCTGTTGTGTTAAGTGTATTATTTACACCCGCTGTAGCTGCGGTGGCTCTTTGCCAACACTGAAAATCGCCATTGATGATGAAATTTCTGCTAGACAAAACTTGGTCAGTCACCTTCGGTACAGTGACTGCTTCGCTTGCAATCTGGTTAGTGCCAATAGTGCTAAGTGCCATTATGTAATCTCCAGCACACTCAGGACTGCATCACAGCAGTTAGTCTGTGAGCCATAAACTTTTAATACGTCAGTAGCATTCATAACAATTTTCTGAGGCCCTCCGACTGCCACCAGAGATGATCCAACAGGCACGATTGCATCTTTAACCACATGAGTAATGGTGCTTCCGCCATCCAGTAGCTCAACCGTAACGGTTATGGAAACGGACAAGATATTAGCAATGTTGAGGCCAATGATTGTAGTTTCTGTATCGGCGGGGCAAGTGTACAAGGTAGCTTTGGACGATGACGTATCAATGTTTTGCGCCGTGAATGTTTTAAATGCGTTTGCCATTTTCCTATCCTAACGCTATTGCAAATGCCAGCGAGTTATCTGTGAAATTAACAGGACTGCCAGTTGCATCATTAAATATCATCTTTTCTGCTGGCAACGTACAAAATATTGTTCTAGTACCAGACGACCAGCTAACAGCATTATCTGAGTTACTGGACTGCAATATAGTGGTACGAGCAAG